GAGTTCGATGTCTCGGGTGAGGTTGCCGATCAGGATGACTTTGTTGAATGAGGCCACAAGGTTATGAATAGGTTAGCGAATGTTCAGACGCCATCGTGCGCCGCTTGTCTGACAGACGTGTCAGCCACTTTGGTGTCTGTCGCTTGACAATACCAACCCCCTGACCGCCTGCAATCTCAAAACCGTTTCGGCGCGCCATTTCGAGTGCGACCACGAACGAATCCCAGAGGTCAGGCGACCGGCCCATGCGCTCCTTGGTCTTGTTCTTGGGCTCAACGTCGATCAACCCGGTGCGGGCGATACCCCACTCGCGCATCGCGCCTTCCTCGGCCACTTCGCGGGGCAGTTTCCGCAGCTGCTTGGATTCGATCAACAGGCGCGACGAATACCACAACGCGGTGACCATCTTGCCGTAGGCCTCTCGTTCAGTCTTGGGATCTCCCTTTCGCACCGGGCGCTCGCTTGGTCGGCCACCGAACTCGATCGGAACAACCTCAGGGGACCACAACCGAGCAAACGCAGACATGAGCGTGCCGCGCCCCGTGGAGTCAAACCCAACACGCTCCGGTGAGATATTGCGCTGCTTGCAGTACAGCAAGACGTACTCGGCAATCTGCTCTTCGGCCTGCTGCGCCTTGACTGCGGTAACCGGGATAACAATCGGTGCCTCACTGAATGCTAGCACGATGCGCCCCGATGAATCCGGCCCGAACGTAAGGTCTGTCATTACGCAGCGATCGCCGCCGACGCCCGAGTACGCAGCGTCGATGCCGATGATTCTTGTCAGCTTGTCGGCACGTTCCCAGATTGGTTCGTCGAACGCCTGGTTCTGCTCGCACAAGGACATCGTGACCACGCGCCTGGTGCCGCCGTCCCGGGGCAGCACACCAAGGTTCATCATCGAGAACTGCAACGAGTCGCGGCCGTAGTAATCGAGATCCGCCTGAATCTGCTCCGGCGTGATGATGCCTTTGTACGGGTTGGTGCCCTTGGGAAACTTCGCATTCGGCGTGTCGTACCCACACAGCTGGACGGCCACACCGCCGGGCGCCCGCGTTCTCCAGGTGCGAGTCTTTTCGAGGTACTCAAGCCCCTCCCAGCCACCGATGGTAGGGTGCGGCTCGCAGACCACACCTAGCGCGTCGTTGCGGTCTTTCGGGTTACCCATCGCGATCAGCTTGAACTCGGGGTTCTTGCGGAGGTTGGCGACTGAATCCAGAAAGCCGCGCCCCATCAGCGACGCTTCATCCGCGATCAGCATGACGCGGTCGTTCTTCAAGCCGACGTAGTTCGACAGACCCACGAACGTACCGCCGACCTTGCACGCCACACCGATAATGCCATCACGGAAGTCTTGTGCCTCGGCATCTTCATCCGAACTGGTCAGGATAAATCGACTTTCAATCACGCGCCCCGGAAGCCACTCGCGCTTCGCCTTGGCCTTGTTATGAAGCTCCTTGATCGAGCCCCAGATTCGCAGCTGGAGACCCTCACGCGTCGTTGACGACATGATGATCGAGGTGCCGGTTGGGTAGATGTAGAACGTGCAGAGTCCAAACGCTGCTGAATTGTATGTCTTGCCAGATGACCCCGGACCCATGATGCCGACCTCCTGGTTCTCGACGAATGTCTGGATCAGGAGATCAGACCAGTCGTGCCAGTCGAAGTGCGGCCAGAGCGCAGTCATGGCTTGGCGGAAGTGGTAGTATTTGCCGCGCCCGTACTTCACGCCTCCGTTTTGGATGTAGCCGCCGCGACGCACCATCTCAGCCTCGATCAGGAAACGGTCTTTTGTACGCCACGGTATAGACAAGTAATCGGGGCTTTCATTCATCTTGCGGGAATCATGGGTTGGCCTTTCAATGGCTTCAAGCGTCATGGTCGCCGAAAAAAATCGCATCGTTGATGGCCTCCTCACCGCTGAAGGCGGGGTGGATAGCGGTTTTTCGCCGTCACTGATTCAGCCCAACCAGCTGGCCTGGGCGGTCAACACGACTGTGCGCGGCGGGTTTCCCAAGGCGCGGCCGGGAATCTGGGTGAAGGGCCTGACGTTCGATGACCCGGATGTGGTCTACCAAGGCGGTTACTACAACCGCGCCGTCCGTGATTCTTTCCTGAACGGATTTTTTCAGGGCTGCGGCACCTACGTTTCCGATTCTGGCGCTCCGTACCTGTTCGCGTCGATCAGCGGCAAGGTCTACCAGATTGACATCCAGAACGGTTTTAAGGTGACCGACCTGACTCCGATCGGGTTTCAGTTCACCGTTCTTACTCGTGGCCGTGCCAGCAACGTCGCCACCTACGTATGCAGCGCTCCGCACGGCCTGTCGCCCGGCATGGTCGTGCGACTTCCAGAGCCCGTTGGTGCGTTTTTCCCGACCGGATTCTTCGGCGACTTCGTTGTGGATTCGGTGCCGTCACCGACCACTTTCACGACGTACTCACCCGGCATCGACGCAGGTCCGCTGCTGGGTCCACTGTTCGTTGGCTACCAGATGCTGGCGAACAGCCCGCAGGCGCCGCACGTCTACTTCCAGCAGGCCGAGAACTGGTTGATCGTGCAGGACACGATCAATGTTCCCTACCTCTACAACGGTGCGACTATTCGCAGGGCCACTGGCGAGGAAGTCCCGACCGGCGGCCCAATGGCCTACGGCAAGGGGCGTCTCTGGGTCGCGAACGGCTCAGAATACTACGGCGGTGACTTGGTCTACGGCGATCCAGGCTACGGGCGCGACAGCGTCATTCGATTCACCGAGAACACGTTCCTCAATGAAGGCGGCGCTTTTGCAGTCTCCAACGGCCCGATCACCGGACTGGCGTTTGCTGCCAACCTGGACACGTCGCTGGGAGACGGCGACCTGCTGGTCTTCACGCCTACCGCGACCTACGCATTCAACGCCCCAGTCGATCGGGATGTTTGGAAGGATCTCGATTATCCGATCCAGCGGTTCGCGTTGCTGAACTTTGGGTCGTTCAACCATGAGTCCATCGTGGCGGTGAACGGCGACCTGTTCTTCCGCGCTCAAGATGGCATCCGGTCGTTGATCTACGCTCGCCGAGATTTTACTGAGTTTGGCAACACGCCGATCAGCCGTCAGGTCGTTAGGGCGCTGGCATACGACACTGAGTTCTACCTGACAGCCGCCAGCGCGGTGAACTTCGACAACCGGATGTTGATGACCATCCAGCCGCAGAAGGTCAACGGCCGTGGCGTCGTGCATCGTGGAATGGTTGTGATGGATTTCGATCTTGTCTCTGGCATGGGACGGAAGCTGCCACCGGCGTGGGAAGGCGTCTGGACTGGGGTTGATATCCTCCAGATGCTGACGGTGCGAATCCAAAAGCAGGAGCGATGCTTCATGTTTGGATTGAACCAGGACTACATCGGTCTGTACGAGGTCACCAAGAACGGCCAGTTCGACTTCGATGGGTTCGATGATGCACCGATCGACTGGACCATTGAGACGCGCTCGCTGACTTTCGCAGAGCCTACCAACAAGAAGCGCCTGGTAAGCGCTGAGCAATGGTACGACCAGGTGATGGGCGACATTGAATCCAAAGTCTACTTCAAGGCCAATGAAGGCGAGTGCTGGCAGCCGTGGGCGGAGTTCAAGGACTGCGCCAAGTACCGCAACTGCGAGCCCGGTGAGATTTCCTGCCCTCCGGCGGTGATCAACTGCCAGGAGGTCAAATACTACCAGCCGCCTACGCGATCGCGCATTGCCCTGCCGCAACCCCCGGACAAGTGCGACGTGCAGACCGGCGGGTTTACCAGAGATGGCTATGAGTTCCAACTTCGCTACGTCAACACGGGCCGGTTCCGCCTCAAGCGTGTGGCAATGGTTGCTCAACGCCTTCAGGAGGATATTTACGGCGACCTCAGTCGCGTCGCCTGTCCACTCCTCTCCGCCTAAAATGCCTTCCTCAAACCCAGTCGATTACGGTGCCGATCCTTGCGGGCTGCGAAACAGCGCGTGGGCGATCAACCTCTGCCTGATGTACTCGGGCCGGTGCGACTTTCCAGAAGGCACGTTCCTGATTGGGTCGGCCCCGGGAGCCAAGATCACCAGCCGCTTTCGTTTTGGCGGCGTTGCGACGTTCACCACTGCTACACCACACGGTCTTGTCGTTGGTGAATTGATCACACTGGATGGATTTACAGACCCGACGTTCAATTTTGATCAAGGAACGCCTCCATTTACGAGCTATCCTTTCCCGTTTGGATTCCGTGTTGATGCTACACCAAATCCCACGACATTCACTGCCACTGTTCCAGGTGCGAATAGCGGCCTTGTGGTCGAAGATGGGTGGATAAATCTTGCTGGAGGTGGTTACAATTCATCAATAATTCTTGGTTTTGCTGGTGTTTTGACGAATCCGATCACCGGTATTTCTTTTCAATACTCCCTCAAAAACAACATCACGTTCAGTGGAAAAGGCGCTGGTAAGACGCGGGTGAAGTTTGCCAACCACACATCGACCACCCGTGGTGATTCGTTTGGCTTCAACATCCAGCCATTAAAGTGCCTAGGGAATTACACTGGCACCGGCGGCCTGGTCTCGAATCCTGCGAATTACCCGTCGATGCCAGTGGGTGCGACGAACTGCAAGAATCTCACCATCGAAGGCATCACGTTCGACGGCAACTATGTCAACAACGGGCCGAAAGACATCACCATCGTTTCGGTGGAGCGGACTGCTGGTATCAACACGTACACCACGGCGTTTCCCGCTAAGTTTCAGATCAGCGCGCCGCCTGCCTATTCCCCACCCGTGCTGCCAGCACCGAGCAATCAGAGCACCTA